GACCAAGCTTCTTGTATCCACGCTGCTTGCAGCCTTCAGCTCGGTCTTCGATGAAGCGGGCTAGGTTTCTGAGGAATCTAATAATGTTGATCATTGTGTATCTCCTGTTAATGCGGCCCAGCTCACGGGGAACAGCGGTTTAATTAGGTCACCCATCTCACGGGCAAGATCTTGGATCTCCCCTTGTGCATGGCTGTCTGTGCGTTGGTTGTACACCCTTGCGAATGCTGCCAGTGATCCTGTCCAGTACCATGATACCTCTATACCCTGAGGCAAGACGAATCTGGCCTGCTCTGGTGCAACACCATCCTCTATCATAGCTTCGTACATCAGGATAGCTCGGTTGCATGTGTTCCAGTAGATACGCTTCCATTCGGAAGAGTCAGGATGCACACCCGCTGAGCCTTGCTTGGCATTAGCTGGCGTACAACGGAACTCATTTGGAACGAACAGGCTAGGTCTACTCTTGATGTACCTACGTGACTCTTCATTTTCTACCAGTCCAGACTTATGCTTGAAGCATTGAGTCCTGATAGGCACGGGGGCCTGCATCACGAGGGTAATCTGAGGGTGACCGAACGGAGTCCAGTGACCATGAGAAGCTAAGAAGTTAATCAGTCCGTAGTCTTCCATGCTGATTATGTTGTGCTGCCCTCCCCATAGATGATGGTTTGAATGCAAAATGTTGTCCCGGTACTGACACCATTCAGAGTAACGATTACTCTTTGTGTCAGGTAGGTACTCACCATTGATGTACCAGCTCTTGCTGCTGAAGGATACACGGGCAGCGTTAACTACACGTAAGTCTGTTCCCATGTGATCTTCATAAACGGCTTCCATTATTATTACTCCTAGTTGCTATTTTTGGAAAGTGGCTACGATGATGAAAACCCAAATGAAAAGTGTTACTGAAATCAGGACAGTGGCCTGAATGTAGAACCATATACTCATAAACTACTCCTAAAGATGTATGAACCTAGAGCCCAGAAAAGGGGCCAAGTTAAGAAGGACTAGAAGCAGCCCTCCCGTGATATCATATAGAGTCATTGGTGTCTCCTAGTGGGTCTTTGCCCAGCTCATTCCGATTTTATATTCACCCGCTAATGGGATACGAATACCTAGGTACTCACCAGCCTTGGTCATCTGTTCTGCTAGGATAGCACCAGCCCTGTGATACCTACGCTCTACTAACAAGGTGTCATCCTTCTTAGGATTGCCATCAAGTACAGCAGGAGCAGACCACATACGGCCTTCACTATCTCTGTGCTCACGCTTCTCTTCCACTTCCCAATCAGCAGAGTTAACCTCATAGGTTGTGTATTCCACCTCGCCCATCGGTACTTCCATCTGGATCTCATCGTGTACGTTAGCAATGAACAAAGGCCAGCCTCTTGCATCAAGTGCAACGTCTTCAGCTATCATCTCATCTTCAGCAAAGACTTGTCCCCACTTCATGCACAAGGAGCCTGTCATCTGGAGGAGTACGTTCAAGATAGTGTGAACCAATAGCTCACCACTCTTAGCCCGGATACGTCCCCATCTGCCATCGACTGCCAGTACATGACCGAACTTCTTACCCACTCTCTCAAGTGCAGAGATAAGGTTAGACAAAGCAGGCAACTTCTCTTTGAACTCTTGTACTCTTCTCTCCATATCCTTAGCAGTTAGCCCGGTAACAGCAGCTAGGTTAGGTATGCCTGATCCATAAAGGAAAGCATAGATAAATGTCTTAGCCATATCCCGAGTAGGCAGGCCAGCCATCTCCTGATTATACGTATGGATGTCACCATGAAGAACCTGCTTGATGTACTCAGGGTCATTCATAAAGTGAGCAAGCATACGAAGCTCAAGGCCAGAGGCATCACAACCTAGGATCATGTAGCCATCCGATGCAATGAACAGGTCACGTAATGGATACAAGCCTCGGCTCGGTATGTTCACTACGTTCCTGTGTCGCATACGGAATGTGTTAGTACCTATGCTGATTGCAACAGCAGGCACACGCCACTCATCCTCTACTGGCCAACTCCCCATCTTAGCGTAGAAGTCTTGCGCTTCGATGCGGTACTCATCAGACCAAGCTCGTGCCATGAGGCCACGGCATTGGTGCTTACCAGTAGCCTGCCTAGGCCACACTCCTGTCTTATCAAAGTAAGCTACGTCTTTGAAGTTAAGGATCTGGTTGGCTCGGCTACAAAGGACGTACCACCTTGCGATACCAGTAGCCCATTCCGGTACAGTACCAGAGGACTCCCATCGTTCAAGTGATTCTTCGTCGATCTTACCAGCCCAAGGCAGTTCCAGCTCGCCGTACTCATCAATGTACTCCTGCTCTTTTTCATTATAGTTAACACCTCTCCAACCTTGTGAGTAAAGAACTTGCTTGACTGAATCCCGGTTACCTAATGGGATCTCCTCAAACAATACAGGTGTGAATGGGCCAGCTATCGGTCTCTCTTCCACCTTGTAGTCATTGATATTTCCACGAGCTTCCTTGATATACTTTTGAGATGTTTTGCTATAGGCACCACCTTTGTTGGTAGGGTTCCAGTTGGTAGCTGCGTAGCTGATGTGCGTAACATCGAAGTCAACTGACTCTAGGTTAGCTTGTAACTCAACTGCATCTCTCTCTGGTAACCAGTCGTACATCTTAGCTGAGTCCTTCAGCCACTTGTTGAAGTCCTCTTTCTTAGCAGCCTTCTTGCGTATACGAAGTGGCATGTGTGGACGGAAGCCCTGCTCTGTGGCTTCTATCTCTTTGTGCAGTTCCACCCAACGACTATAGGCTAGTCGCATATCAAGTCGGAAACCCCGGCGTCCCTGCCGTGCCATGATCAATGCTTCCTGTAACTCCATGCCGTAAGCAGTCTCGATACCGTACCCGGTAACCCTGTTAGGGCCACGGTGCAGGTGATCAGTCCACTCTTCTTTCATCAAGTACCAGAACAAGTCAGCACCAATGAAGCAGTCTTCCTTGACTCGCTCAAGCATGTGGTCAGTCAGCTTAGACCAGTCATCATTGTCAGGCTTCCAGTTACCCATGCGAATACCATGAGCCTCGATACTATGAGGCCCTACGTTACCCTTGCCCAATGCATACGCTGCATGAGGAACCTTGCGGTCAGGGTTAAGCAATGTGCTTAGTACGTAAGTATCCATCACACGGTACGGAAAGAACTGAGACCACTTGCGATCCTTGCCTCGCTTCTCCCTGTTGTTCATAGTCCAATCATCAGGGAATATAGTGTCAAGAGATAGGGCGTCATATCCAGCGTAGTTATGCATGGAGATACCCTCTGCCTCAAGCAGCATCCTTACACCATCAATCAAGTAACCGTCTTCTTCTCCTTCAGCATCCAGTACATCTCTGTTATCTGGATCACGGGATTCATACGGATCAAAGAACTGGAAATACTCACCAGTCTTAAGATCTTGAATACCGATTACGTGCATACTCGATGGGTCATTATGTCTCAGTGCATTGAGGAGACCTACCGCCTCCGTATCTGAGTACAGAAAGCGACCGGCACCTGAAGGGCTATTGGGTTTACTTGGATGGTTCATAACATCTCCTAGTGTAAGCTGATGAACTCAAAGTCGGGTAGCTTTGAGCGTAGCTTAACCAGCCTGTTTATACAGAGCTTTCGTTGTGCTACCTGCTTGGTGTTTAGATGCCCGATGCCTACTACTCTGCTGTCTGCCAATAGAGCGAACTGGTTACACGGGAAGTCAAAGCTGTTGAAGATATCATGGATACCTATATCTTCTCCTTCCTCTCTTACCAACTTGATGATATCAATTAGGATACCATTGAAGTTTACCTTGATACAGAAATCTATTCCTGTTACTTCTACTTTCCCCGTTGTCAGAAGGATACTCATCAGAGCATACGTCTGTAACGATAACCTTGCACCCACCGTACTGCTTGTAATAAGCATAGTAAGCCTCTTGTACTGCATCAATGACCTGCTTTTCTGACACGTCCTCGAACAGCCAGATATCATAGTCCTTAGGTTCATTGCCCATAAGAATGTCTCTGGCTGCACCACCTGCTATAATACACCCTACCTTATCAAGTAACATGGCATAGAATACTAGTGCCTGCCAGTGCAGTCCTTTCTCTTCTTGTGTAAGCATTGCTATCTCCTGTTTGTGTCTATAGTCCGGGTTTAGTAAGGCCCCGAGAATTTTGGGTTATATTGTACAGCTCGGCTATCCCTGCCAGTGACAGGACATTGCATCCTACCCTCATCAAGCAAGGCACCTTCCTCTATCAGCCCAGCCACTACCTTGCTAACTGCATTGATAGGTACAGAGGTGTACTCACTGAGTTCCTTACGAGTACAGGGTAGGTGCATCGGCTGCGTATAGGAGATGATCAGGTGTCTGTGCTGATAGGACTTATCCTGTTGGATAGCGAAATGCATAGCATGTAGCTTGTGAAATCTTATAGCTTTTCTACCTGTTGTGATTGGCATTATAATCTCACTCTTTGTACTCAATAGCTCGCAGGCTTTCAATAGCCTCATCAATCTGTTGAGCCTTGTCTGTAGCCTCCTGGATGATCTTGCTCTTTGATTCAAGGAGTTGATCAACTTGTTTATCAAGAGAACCATTAACTTCCAAGGGTATGTCAACATCTACACTACCTAGGTTTATTACTCCCTTGCCGACCGGCTTACTGTCTGATAAGAAGATTTCGCCGTACAGAAAGGAGGTGGGGTCACTCCAGATAGCAACATGAACTGTTCCAGTAAAACGTGCTGGTATCTCTAATGCTTTCATAATAATTACACCTTAAGAATATGTTAAAAGAGAAAGAAGCAGGACCTAAGCCCCGCACCTTACTTACGTCTGACCTCAGCTTGTGCTTGCAGTCTGGTAAGTCCTTCCTTCTGGATCTTCTTTGTGATACTGGCAGCAGTGAATGCCTGTCGTTCCATTTCATCCTGAGCAAAGGGGTCACCCTTTCTTGCTCGGATCTCTAGGTCTGACATTGTAATGCCGACCCTTGCACTCGTAAGTATAGCCATTGTTTCTCCTACTTCTTGCTACGTGCTCGGATGTTAGACCGGCGCTTGGTTGATGTCGAAAGCGTCTTGCAGCGCTCTGAGGTACTCTTCGTCCGGTGCGGCGCTGGCAGGGTGGGTGTAGAGGGGCGTCCTGATTCGGGTATCGCCTTCTGCCGCGTGCTTAGGGTGGTCGCAAAACTCGCTGGGCTTACCGTTCACATCTGTAAAACAGAACGCAAACGGCTCAGATTCCTGACCGGCGCGGTTTGCAGTTGAACCTATCATATTATTCTCCTATCCAAAGGCGTCTGTGTTTGTTTCTTCTGTAGTCCGGGTTTTGTCTACAGTTGTAGACACCCTACGTTGGCTTGGTTCAAGTAGGTTACCCGTGCTCTCCTGTCCTAGGAGTATAACCTTCTCGCCAGTGTACAAGCCTTGATCCCTGTCCTTAACGATCTTGATATAGGTTGTGGTCTTCTCCTCTATAGTATCTGCTTGAGTGTTACGCTGTACTGCAATAGCATAGCTTGCCCAAAAGCCTATGGCTCTGGAACCACGGAAGTCTGATAGCTGTACTTCGCCACCTTCCTCGTGAGGTGTACGGCCTAGGCCAACAGTCTTAAGGTGAGAGATAAGGTGAATGGTAACCTCTTTGTTGTCCTTATAAAGACCAAAGGTTTTCAGTGCCTCATCAATACCCTCTCGCTCGTTACCATTGCCATCCTGCTTAACCTCAATGCCTACCAAGTTGTCGATGATGATGTGCTTAACACCCATCGTATAGAACTCTTCAACCTGCTCCATGACTGCATCAATACTACGGCTGTCTGACAGGTCAGCAAAGAATAGTTTGTTAAGCCCTGCTATGTAGTCAATGACATCTTCAACCTCTTCCTTAGTATAGTTGAACGCCAGCCTGTACCCTCGGCTAGATGGATCGTTGTTAGGTGGTAGTTCAATACGCTTGTTGATCCACTTACCAATAAAGGAACGGGCCACCTTGACATAAGGATCTTCCGTGCTGATCACACCAACAGACTCACCGTGCTCTTCAACAAGATGCTTTACTATGTGGCGTAGCACCTCGGTCTTACCTACACCTGAGCCTGCTCCGTACAAGATGAGCTGGTGCGGTCGGATACCTAGGGTAAGGTGATCCATGCTAGGCCAAGGCCATCCGAGTCCGGGCTTTGGTTGCCCAGCCTTCAGCTCATCCTTGATACTATGAACGCTCTTAACATTCACACCTTCAAAGACTTCCTTAGGATTCCACCATGCATCAACGAACGCCTGCTCAAGGCCACGCTTAAGGCAATCGTTAGGGTCTTTGGTTCCCGAGGGAAAGACCAGCTTGACTGTCTTAGTAGGGAAGATATGGGCTACCTCCCGGCACATCTTCTGCCCTGTGTCGTCGTCATCAAAGGCAACGATGATTTTCTTGAACGCATTGATAGCAGACTTCCTTCGTCTGATCTGCTCGACTGCATTCTCTCCATCCGTGGGTGCCCATACGTGGAAGAGTGTACCCTCGTACTTGGTTCCCTTCTGGCTCTCGCATAGCATCTCTTGTGCAGCAGCAGCATCGCACTCGCCGCCCGTTATCACCAGCGTATCCATCCTTCGGCCTGAAGCTAGCACCTCTGGTAGTGTATGCTCACCGAACAATTCAAAGTCACCCCACTGTTTACCAAGGTGTCCGAACTTAAAATCCTTAGGTAGGTTACGACACTTGGCACCTACTATCTCACCTGCCTCGTACTTAGGGTAGTAGTGACGAGCTACCTTACCCTGTGCATCATGGCCTACACGGATGTTGTACATCTTTGCGTACTTGCCGTGTATCTGTCGGTCGATGAGGTGCTTGACCTTAAGGCTATCAAAGTGCTTGACATCTAATGCCCACTCTGCATCAAGGCTGGCCTTCTCTTCTTCACTCATCACCTGATAACGATCACGTTCTCGCATCCCCCCAAGGGCAAGCTGTCTGGTGAACTCATCTCTTATCTTACCCTCTCGCTCAAGCTCCTCGAATTGCTCGATGCTGTACTTAATCTTACCGTTGATCTCGCCTTCGAT